CGGCCTGTCCGCGCGCGGACAGGCCGAGGCCGAAGAGACGCGGGCTTCCGCTACCGCCCAGGGCACTATCGCAGGGCATTATGTCGATCTGGTCAAAAAGACCGACGCACAGCAGGCAGAAATTCGCGCCCTCGATCGCCAGCTCTCCAATATGCGCTTGCGCGTATCCGGCCTTGAAGCGCAGATCGCCGACCTGCGCAGCCAGATCGCCGTCCGCGAAGCCCAGCTCAACGACTACATGCAGCTCCTTGCCGACAACGACGCCCTTATCCACAAGCAACAGAGCGAGATCGCCGACCTGCGCAGGCAGCTCGAGGCGGCCCTCGCTGAGCGCGACCGGCTGCGCGCCCAACTCGCGGAGGCCTCGGCGATCTGATGAGAGAGTACGGCGAGGCGCAACGTCAGATGGCAATTGAGATCGCCGACCGTTACGGCGGCGACATCACGCCGCGCGTATTGGAGGACATTCGGGCAGCCCTCGGCGCGCCGAATTTGCCGCGCCAGACGGTCACCCGCTGGAAGAGAAACTTCCGCCCCTCGCTCGTTCCGAACCTGATCGAAAAACTGGTAGGCCACACGCCGTCGGCGTTCCCGACCGGAACGCCCGATGTTCCTGACCCGCTAACCCCGGCCAACATCACCGCAAAGACCCACGAAGCGCTGGACGACATGTTCGAGAGCGCGGCGCGCCTCTACCTGAATCACGCCCGCCAGGAGGCCGTCGTCAAGGCCACCGACGGCACCAAGGCGATGACGGCGGCGGCCATCGCTGTGGACAAGATGCGTTTGCTACGCGGCTTGCCGACGGTCATCGTCGAAGCACTGCCCGTCCTCCGTCGGCTGGGCGAGCTATTCGAGGCCGACGGCGTAGAGGCCAGCGAGGTCTTCGGCGCAATGCTGCAACAATATGAGGCCGAGCGCGCGACAATCGGGGCGGCCAATGAGTAGCACTGGCAGCAATAGCGATCTGGCCCGCGCCCTCGCTGAGCGCGCCGCCCGCTCTGCCCTCGCCAGGCGGCCCGGCTCGGCGGCGTCGGCGGCAGACACCATGAGCGCCATCCTCGCCCAATTTCCCCTGCACCCCGCGCAGGAGGCCATCGCCTCCCACCCGGCGCGCTTCAAAACCGTCGCTTGCGGTCGGCGCTTCGGGAAGACGACGCTGGCCGTCCATCGGCTCATCTCCGAGCTACGCCGCGCGCTGCCCTTTGCCTACATCAGCATCAGCGAGAAAAATATGCGCAACGTGTGGCGCACGCTGCGCCACGCCCTGCAACCGGTCAGCCGCTGGGTGTCCGAGCAGGAAAAACGGCTCGAACTGGCGAACGGCGCGGTCTTCGAGGCCTGGGCCGCTGGGCCGTCGGGCAGCATCTACAATGCGCGCGGGCGCGCTTATGCGGGTGTGGTGTTCGACGAGGCTGCCTACGCCGCCGACCCCGAAATCTGGCCGCGCGTCGTCCGACCGATGTTGACCGACCATCGCGGCTGGGCGGAATTCTATTCGTCGCCACGCGGCCACAACTGGTTCTGGCAGCTCTATAATCTCGGCCTCGATCCGGCAAATAGCGAATGGGCTGCCTTCCACTACCCGACCTCGGCCAACCCGCACATGGACAGGGGCGAGATCGAGTCGGCCCGCGTCGAAATGCCCGACCGCCTCTTCCGCGAGGAGTATTTGGCCGAGTTTCTGGACGACGGCGGCGGCGTCTTCCGCCAGGCAGCGGAGATGGCCACCCTCGAAGCCAGCCCACCGGTTGAGGGCCACGCCTACGTCTTCGGCCTGGATTGGGCCAAGACCGAAGACTTCACGGTGATCAGCGTGATCGACACGACAGTCGGTGAGCAGGTCTATTTGGACCGCTTCAACCAGGTGTCGTGGGAGGTGCAAAAAAATCGCGTCCGGGCGCTGGCCGAACGCTACCAGCCTGCGCTGATCGTGGCCGAGGAGAACAGCATGGGCGGCCCGCTCATCGAGGCACTGGCCGTCGATCACGCGCTGCCCATGCACGCCTTCACCACCACCATCGAAAGCAAAGGCCAAATCATTAATGCCCTCGCCCTCGCCATCGAGCAGGGCCGCCTGAGACTGCTCAATGATCGCCTGCAATTGGCAGAGCTACAGGCCTTCGAGATGGAGCGCCTGCCCAGTGGCCGCTACCGCTACGGCGCGCCGAGCGGGATGCACGACGATACGGTCATCGCTCTTGCCCTCGCCCTCTTCGGCCTGCACCAGGGGAGCCGGGTATGGGTAGCCTGATCCGCGCGCTCATGCCGGGGGCGGCCATGCCGTCGCGCCCTGCCGATAGCGGCGGGCAGGCGCTGGGCGGCGCGCTGCGCGTGGACGGCCAACTGCGCACCATCGCCGAGCTGCGCAGCGCCTGGTCGAAGAGCGCGGTGGCCTGGTTGGGACGGCCCGACGAAGGCGCGGTCGAATACGATAATGTGTCGTTGGCGCGCGCCTACCAGGCGTCGATGACGGCCTTCGTCTGCATCAACGTGCGCGCCGGAATCGACAGCGAAATCCCGCTAGTGGTGGTTGGCGAGAGCGGCGCGCCAATTTATCCGTCGCCTGCCGATAGCCTGATCGCCGCCGCCGGGCGGACGCTGTGGCAGTCGATGGCGGCGCTGCTCATCTGGGGAAGCTGCTATCTGCTAAAAATCCGCAACGTGCACGGCTTCCCGACGGCGGTGCGCTGGTTGTCGCCGCTCGATGTCCGCCCCGACCTCGATTGGTCGGCTGGGCGGGTGGCGGGCTACCACGTGAAGGCGTCGGCGGGCGAGCAGTACCTTCCGGCATCGGAAATGATCGCTCACCATACATTCGACCCCTTCACGGAAATCGAGGGCACTTCGGCGCTGGCCGTCGCCATGCTGCGCGCCGACGTGGAATTGAACATCAGCCGCTATGCTGCGGCCTTCTTCCGCAACAGCGCGAGGCCTGACATCGTGCTGACCTACAACGGCCCACTCAACGAGCAGGAGCGCAGCGGCGTGCGGCGCTCGTGGGACGCCCTCTTTAAGGGCGCGGCAAACGGCTTTCGCACGGCCATCCTGGGCGGCGATTGGAAAATTACGCCGCTTGAGGGGCGCAATGACAATCTGGCGATGGCCGACCTTGCGGACCAGAACGACGCCAAGATTGCGGCAGCCTTCGGCGTCAACCCAGCACTGGCTGGGCTGGGGCGGGTGGCCGACGCCCTCAGCGCGCAAAGCACCTACCGCCAGGTGCGACAGCACCACCTCGAATTTGTGGCGGTGCCCGACGTGCGCCGCTGGTGCGACGCGCTCAATAGCCAATGGCTGCACGCCGACTTCCCCGGCCAGCGCTGGACGCTCGCGCCTGACACCTCGGCTATTCTCAGCGAAGCCCTCGGCGGCGCGGAGCGCATTGCCGCCGCCAACAGTGCGGCAGGTCGGCTGTGGATGGTCAGCGAGGCGCGCGCCCACACCGGACGCCCGCCGCTCACCGGCGTCATCGAGCGCGACCCGACCTGGGAGATCGCGGCATTTCAGGCGGGCCTCGTCACGCAGGCTGAAGCGCGGCGCAGCCTGCAAATGGGCGCGCCGCCGCCGACCGGCTATATCTGGGATGTCGATCCGCGCGCGACGGCGGCCTCAATTACCCCGCCGCTCGGCCCCTTGAGCCGTGCGCCAACATCTGCTTCGGCGGCGGGCACCCTGAATGCGGAGGGCGATTTCTCAAAGCCGCCAACGTCAATGGCCGCCGACCAGCACGCCGCGTTGCACGAGATCGGGCAATGGGCAAGGCGGGTCAAGAGCGGGGGTCGCACGGCCCGCTTCACGACCGAGGTACTTCCCCCTGCGGTCGGCGACTACGTGCGCCAGGCGCTTCAAAGCAGCCTGCCGACGAGCGAGATATGGAGTGCCGTCCGCGCCCACATCCGCGATGGCGTGGCCCTGCCACCGGTGCCGACGGAGGATGAAGCGGCTGCCTACTGGCAGGATTTCGACGCACTGCTGGCCGAGGTCGGTCTGGCCTGGTTGAATGATTATATGGCGGCGGCCTGGGCGCAGATCGAGGCGCGCATCACGCCCGATATGAGCGATGCCCAAATCCTCAATGCGTTGGAGGTGGCGCAGGTCGACCTCGAAGTGGCCTGGACGGGCAGCGCCGAGGTGCCGGGGCCGATGCTCAAACTAGCGCTGGCGGGTATGGCCGCCGGGCAGCGGCAGTTGGAGCGCGCAGCGAAAACGCTTGCGCAGCGCGCCGACCCGCGCCTGATCATCCAGATTGACTGGGCGCGGCTGTCGGCGGAGGCGCTGCAATTCATCCAGCGCTATCTGCCGACCCTGATTCGCAATATCAATCTGACGACCATGCAGGCTGTGCGCCAGGCGATTGAGGCCTGGTTGGTCAGCGGTAGCCCGCTCACCGATCTGGCCGATACGCTGCAAGCGCTCTTCACCAACCGCCGCCGTGCCGAGCTGATCGCCCAAACCGAAGGGACGCGCCTCTTCGCCGAGGGCAGCGCTGAGCGCTATCGGCGGGCGGGGGTGCGGAAAGCGCGCTGGCTGACGGCGCGCGATGAATTCGTCTGCGACGTGTGCCGCCCGCTGCACGATCAGATCGCCGATCTCAGCGTCGGCTGGCCCGCGCCGGGCGGCAGCATCCTGCGCCCGCCAGCCCACCCCGGCTGCCGCTGCGGGATCAGACCCGTGCTAAGCGACGAGGATACCGAATAATGCCTGCCGCCTTTGACGACGCCGAATTCAATCGCCTGCGCGCTGCGCTGGGCCAGATCGCCGATCCGCAGAAGCGGACGGCCATCCTGGAGGCGGTAGGCCGTCGGATGGCCGCTGCCGCCGAGGCTGCTATCCCGCCCTATCCGCCGCCCAGCCGCGCGCCGCTGCCGAAGATTTACACTCGGAACGGCAAGCCCAGCAAGTGGCCGACGGCGGCAGCGCGGGCCGCCTTCTTCGCTGATCTAGCGGCGGGGAAGATCAAAATCCCCTACCGGCGCACCAACCTCCTCGGCAACTCGCTCAATGCTGGCATCAGCAGCCTGGGGCCAGATGGCGTGGTCGTCTCCATTGGCACCAGTGTCCGCTACGCCGCCGACGTGATCGGCAACGCCGCCCAGCAGACGGCCTACCATCGCGGCCATTGGTGGCAATTGGACGATGTGATCAGCCGCGCCTCGCCGGGCATCTTTGCCGAGGCGCAGCAAGAATTAGGCCGCCAACTGCGGCGGGCGCTAGGAGCAATCTGATGGAAGCGACAATGACCGCCCGTCTGGTGACCGCCCCCCTGCGGGCCAATGTAGAGGGCGTGATCAGTGGCTATGTGGCCGTGTGGGGCAAGCCGCTCGAACGCGACGCCTACAACACCTGGTTCGACGCCGCGCGCCCGCCGAACCTGGGCCTCGGCGAAGCCGGGCGGGGGTTACCAGTGCGCCTCATGTACGAGCATGGGCGCGGCGAGCCGGGCCTGCAAATCGTCGGCTGGATCGACCAGATCGTCGCCGACGAAACCGGCTATAAATTCCGCGCCCAGCTCGAACGCAACAGCCCATATTTCGAATGGATCGTCGCCCAAATCCAGCACGGCAAGCTGCGCGTGTCGAGCGGCAGCGCCGAACACCTCTGCTCGTTCGACAGCGAAGGGCGCTTCGTGGACTGGTACTTGAGCGAGGTGTCGCTCACGTCCGATCCCGCCGAACCGAACATGCCCGTCGTGCAGATCGTGCGTAGCGCGCCAGAAGCCGGAGATCAGCCGGGCGCTGATGAGGCCGAAGAGACCGCTGCCGACAAACGACGCAACCAACAATCTCTCCATATTCCCAAAGGACAAATCCGAATGCTAACCATCGAATCCTTAGCGTTGCCGCCAACGGCGACGCTGGCCGAGGT